CTTGAAACATTAAAAAGTACAAGTCAAATTTTGAAAAATTCTACACTTAATAATTCATCTAGAATGATGTTTGTTTTGGGAATCAAATTTTTGGGTTATGACATACAGGGTAATTTAATACAAGATGTGGGCAACCAATTGTTCCGTGAAAAATTGTATGATATGGTATTAACAAGTATAAAATTTAAGTTAGATGGTAACATTACAGTTTATAACTGTAAAGGAGTAGTAACTCGCTCTACGGTGATGGGTCCTAAAAATGGGATCATTAATAATGGTGCATATAATTTAACAGGAAAAACAGTAGGAGAAATATTAGAAAGTTTAATGGCTAAACTTACTGAAGATCAAAAAAATGCAGCACAAAGTGCAGGGAGACAAAGTGGATTATTTAACACATATACTGTTGAATTTGCGGGACCAGGCTCAGAAAAAATAAAAAATGCATTAATGGCAAGTCCTAATGATACCGATAAAAGTAAAAATAGTGCAACACCGCCAGGAGCAACATCAACTGCACAGATAAATCCAAACGTTGAACTTAAAAGTTTTCCTAATCCATTGCAAAAAGAAATAAAATTTAATAGTGGTACAACAATTACAAAGGCAATTGAAGACGTTGTAAAACTAAGCACATATGTTAGTGAACCTTTGTCAGCAGTGGTAAAAAATGAAACTGAGCCTAACCCTCAGACAAATACCCCTAATCAAACTAAACAATCAAAAAATATACCATTTCAGTGGATAAATGTTACTCCTCAGATTAAAAAAATAGAAAATTTTAACAATTTACAGTCTGACTTTGCCTACAACATCAACTATATTATTCAACCATACCTTACACCTGAAATGACAACAGCATATGTTGAAAAAACAGCAAGTTATTACGGGCCAGTTAAGATATATGAGTATTACTATACAGGAAAAAATTCTGAAATAATTAGATTTGAGCAAGAGTTTGATAACACATTATTTACAGTTGCACTTGATGTAAATGGAATAACTAGTAAAACTACAGGCGGCGGTGCAAATATACCTGTAGTTTTTTCAGGCGGAGCAACAGGTGGAAGTAACCAAGGTGTAAGTGATCCTAAAAATTTAGTTGCTCAAAATTCAGCAGTAACTTATTTGATGGATCCATCAAAAATTGCAATGGCAAAAATTGAAATTTTAGGTGATCCTGACTGGCTTGGACAAGAATCTGTAGCATACGGCAAATATAATTTAGATGGGTTCACTGTTAATTTCGCAAGTCAACAGGTTTTTCTAGAAATAGGATTTAAAGAGCCAGTTGATTATGATCACAATGTGGGAACTTTAACAATTAATAACAATATTATATTTTGGCAATATCCTGAAGATGTCAGAAAATTATTGCAAGGAAGAATAAGTTACCGAGTAATAACAGTAACAAGCACATTTAAGAGTGGAAAATTTACGCAAGTTTTAGACCTTATTATTAATACGTTTCCCAATGCACAGTCTACGGCAATTAATACGACAACTGATACACCTACTTCAACTGCAGGATTTAAACAGGATCCTAAAGTGAATCCAAGAGGTTCTAGCACTACATCAAGTAGATCGCAACCAAATGTAGTCCCTAATCCAAGAGATGATGCTAATGTAGGTGGTAATTTGGGTTTAATTAGTGATATCATAGCACCATAAAGGTAAAAACATGCAAAATATTTTTAAACCTACAGGAACATTAAAAGCTACAAAACCCGATGCAGGCGGAGGAAATCCAAGACTTGCTCCGGTGTTTGGAATAGTAAAAAACAATATTGATCCAAACCGAACAGGTAGATTACAAGTTTATATCTCAGCTTTTGGTAGCCCTGATCCTGATGATGTTAACAGTTGGTGTACAGTATCATACTTGCCTCCTTTCTATGGATTCGTTAAACCTAATGCACCTAACACAGGATTTGGTGACTATATTTCAAACCCCAGTTCTTATGGCATATGGAATAGTCCACCTGACCTCGGAACAACCGTAATATGTATCTTTATCAATGGTGACCCTAATTACGGATTTTATATAGGTTGTGTCCCCGAACCTGATGCATTACATATGGTTCCTGCGATTGGTGCAAGCGATTATATTATTGCTAATAATAAAGGAGAGGGAAATGGATACGGCGGTGCAACAAGATTGCCAGTTACAAATATCAATACTAATAATACTGGAATCGCAGATAGTGCGAACTTCTTAACACAACCTAAACCCATTCATAGCTATGTTGCTATGATAATGAATCAACAGGGTTTAATACGAGATAATTTACGTGGGCCAATTTCAACTAGCGCACAACGAGAAAGCCCCAGTCGTGTTGGTTGGGGAGTTAGCACTCCGGGACGTCCTATTTACGAAGGTGGATATACTGATGAAACAATAGCATTGGGAGCCCAAGAAGGTGTAAGTAACAAACTTAAAGTTATAGCTCGCCGTGGTGGTCATAGCATTGTTATGGACGACGGTGACATAATTGGAAGAGACCAATTAATAAGAATACGTTCTGCTGCAGGTCATCAAATAACATTAAGTGATGACGGGCAAACTATTTTTATCACACATAGCAACGGTCAATCTTATATTGAATTGGGCAAAGAAGGAACCATAGATTGCTATTCAACTAACAGCTTCAATGTTAGGACACAAGGTGATATAAACTTTCATGCTGACAATAATGTCAACATTAACGCTAAGAAAAAATTAAACATTTATGCAGATGAAATCAATGTAACATCAGAAAAATCTACAAATCAAATTGTAGGAGAAAATTATTCAGTTTACACTAAAGGAAATTACACATATAAAATTGATGGTTCAATGAGTATGTTTGCGAAAGGTGAATCTTCATACGCAAGTTCTGGTACTATGTTTATAAATGGCAGTGTAATCAATCTTAACACAGGAGAAACAAGTGTTGTACCAAAAATAGTTCAGCCAATCGCATTTGTTGCTCACACTGATACGTTATTTGACAACGTTAAAGGTTATGCCGCAGCACCAGGTAAACTTGTAAGTATTGTTTCACGCGCCCCAGCACATATGCCTTGGGCAAATGCAGGTCAAGGAGTAAACGTAGAAACTAGTAATAATGCTAGTGATGCATTACCTTCATCTGCTAGTTCTTCGGTACAATCTATTAATAATCAAGCTGCAAGTTCAAATGTTTCTTCTGAATTTATATCTGAAATAATTGCAAGTGTTCCTCCTATACCACCATTAAGTGAAACTGTGAATGCTTCAACCACAGCAGGTATATTAAGTGCAATTTCAAAAAATGCAGCAACAGGACCTGCAAGTTTTGCTGTTAAAAACAATTCAGGAATAGTACCAACAATCAATGGGAATGTTGCAAGTATAGGTAAACTTGCATTAACACCGGACCAACTTGAGCAAGCCGGCATAATTAAGCCAGGATCAAGTAAAATGGTAAATTCTTTGATTAATCAGGGATACAGTTTACAAAAAGCAATGCCAGATAGCATTTTTACAGGTAAAAATGGTGCAACAAGTTTACAAGCTTTTACTAGTTCTAAAACACTACAGATTCAAACTACAGTTGAAACTTTAAAGAATTCAGAAAATGAGTTGATAAACACAGGTGTTATTACTGGAAAAGAAAGCAGTGAATCAATTGCTGGATTAATTGTTGCAACTAACGCTGCAGGTGTTGATAATGTGGTTACTACTTTGAAAACAAATACTTCTGTTGAAGCTCCTAATGCAACTAAATCCAAAAAAGGTATATCAAGCAATATTAAAAATGCAATTAGTTCTGGAAACAAGGCAGCAAAAATTGCAAATAATTTAGGATCTAGTGGAGCAATAGGAGATGCTGCCACTAATTCAGTTGGTGTTACTGGTTCTGTTACTGATACTACTAATTCAGCAAGTGCAGCAGCCTTCAATTCAATTACCTCTTCATTTAAACCTTTGCAAGTAGGTGTACCTCAAAATCTTACCCAAATATCAAATCAAAATGCAGCAAAATCAATAAGTAATTCTACTTTTGACGATAAAACAACTGCGGTAGTATTGTCTACTGTTGGACAAGTAACAGGTATTCCAATAACACAAATTACTAATTATGTAAATCAAATAAGCAATAGTAAAGATCCTTCTAAAACTCTATCAGCAACATCAGGATTGTTAAGTACTTTGGGCAGAGTAACAGGAGATAAATCATTAAACGATGTTGCAAGAATTGCAAGTAGTTCAGCAGGTGTGTTTAATGCAATTAACACAGTTAACTCAGCTAAAAATCCTACACAAACTATAAATGGTATAAGCACCATACTTAACAGTTTTGCTAATGTTTCAAACTCTATAGGCAATCCTGCCGCAGCAAAAAGTTTACGAGAAATAGGATCAATAGCACAAGCAACTGCAAGTGCAGCTAATTCAATTACTAAATTAAATGCAAGTGCCAATCCTGCACAAGCAATAAGTAGTGTATCTGGTGTAGTTAGTAGTATTGGAAGAATTGGATCTGTTTTGGGAGAAACATCATTAGTTAAAACTACTAACAATGTTAATTCTGTTTTAAATAGTACAGGTCAAATTTTGAGATCAACACAAGCAATAACTACAACAAACAATCCAAACGTAATAACATCTTCAGTTAGTAACATAATTAATAATATAAATCGAATATCTTCCGTATTAAGCAACACAGGTAAATCTACTGGATTAAGTGCATTGCCGGGTGCATTGTATAGTGTAGGATCTATTGTTAACCAAACTACAAATAGAACTGGACTACCAGGAACATCTAAGGTTCAAAGCACTATCAATAATGTTTATACTGCTAACAAAAACAATGTTTCAGTGTCGAGTGCTAGTCAAGAAAAAATAAATCAGGAAACACAAACGATATTAGCTCCTGAAAATGATATCAAAAAAGTTGCTTTATCAGAATTACCAGCAGGTGAAGCAGCACAATTGCAATCAGCGATTGCAAGCGTCAGCAAGACTTCATCCTCTACAGTAAACTTACCAGTAAATGCAGTTAATACTAATGATCGTTCAGAAATTAATACTCAAATAAAATCTTTGCTAGGTAATAGTAAAATTCCTATTCCTAATTTTTCAGGGTCAGGACCCTCAGACTCAGCAAAAAATGCAGTACAAAACTCAATTGATAATAATATTTCTTTAACTGTGTCATTTAATAGTTTAATAGAACAAAATGAGAAAATAGAAAAAGCCAAAAATGAATACTTTGAAGCAGAAAGTTCTTTACCTGCAGGTGACCCTAAAATCGAAGAAACTAAAAACAAATGGTTAACTTTACGACAAGAAATTGATGACAAGTTTAAGAATTTATTGATTGTATAAATATACTTATGGCAAACTATTTAGGGTATAGCTCAATTAACGCAAATAAACCAAGAACAACCAATGCTAGTGTAGGTAATAATGGTGGGTTTGGTACGGTTACCAAACCGTTAAATGCGGGTAAAAAATATAAACTAGTAGATACTGCAATAGTTGTTCAAGATTTAATCAATGCATTGAATATTAAACAAGGTCAAAAAGTAGGTCAACCTCAGTACGGAACTACGCTTTGGAGTTACATATTTGAACCCAATGATGGCACGACACAAGATAGAATTAAAAATGAAATAAGAAGAGTTATTTCTCTTGATCCTAGAATAATTCTTAATTACGTTGCTTGTTATCCACAAGACAATGGAGTTTTGATAGAAGTTGAATTAGCAGTTACCCCTTTTAATCAAGCACAAGTTCTTCAACTTTTTGCTAACATTAATACTTACCAATTAACGTTACAGTAAAAAAACAAGGTTTTAGGTATGATAAATACTAAAAACAGAGAAAAAGTATGGCAACAAGTTCAAGATCAACTGCAATTTTTGGTGTAAACGATTGGCAAGCAATTTATCAGACCTTTAAAGAGGCTGACTTTAAAAGCTATGACTATGAAACACTAAGAAAATCTTTCATAGATTACCTAAAACTTTATTACCCTGAAACATTCAACGATTACATAGAAAGCTCAGAATTTATAGCTTTGCTAGATGTAATGGCATTCATGGGTCAGGGTCTTGCATTCAGAAACGATCTGAATACCAGAGAAAATTTTATTGACACTGCCTTCAGACGAGATAGTGTTATCAAACTTGCAAACTTAGTTAGCTATACTCCAAAAAGAAATTTAGCTTCTCAAGGGTACATAAAAGTCACAAGTATCCAAACTACCCAAAACATTACTGAT